AGATATGGTCGAAAAAGGAATTAATCCATCAATCGGAGATTACTTTTCTTTCGGTGCAATCTTCTATGAAATAACTGAATATAAGTACATGCGCACAATCTATGGGCAGGCAGAAAACATAGATGGTGTATCTTTAATCGGAACAAGGGTTCGTGAAAGTCAATTCAAGGCTCTTACAAACGGTCCTACAGACATCAAGTACACAGATTCAGATGCAATTCAAGAAACGTTTGTACAACAAAGAGGAGCAGCAACTGATTCTAATGGAGATCAAACAGGAGACGTTAGGGATCTTGTTAAGAATGGAGTGTTAGATGAACCGCTGACTGGGCCAAAACAAGTATCTCCAGCTGGCGATTCTACAGGAGCAGGAAGCGCATTTTATGATGAGGAATAAACATGCCAACCAGATTTAATTCAAATAGCAAAACGAGGTTTGGTGTTTCAGGCATCAATTTAAACTCTCATCAAGGTGCTGCTGATCTTACCATACCTTCAGTTGGCATAGAAGATGTCGACGTTGCTTTATTTAAATTATTTGAAAATGAGATTAAGTTACAGGTAGGTGGAGATAATTCAGATTTTAAAAAGGTTCCTGTCATTTTTGCTACTGGAGAAAAGTGGGCTATCTTAAAGAAAAAAGGAGCTTTAAGAGACAAGAATAACTCTTTGATACTTCCTCTTTTGACGATTTCTAGAACTTCAATTTCACAGGATTTTTCATCTGATATTGCTGGTCGAGGTATCAATCAACAAACTGGCGAAATTGTAATCAAAAGAAGATTAGATAAATCTGACAGAGGTTATCAAAATTTAATCAACAGATTTTTGTTAAGGAATCAAAAGAACGTTGCGACGAACCCATCTCTTGAGCATGTTGATGATCAATTGTTAACTGATAGGAAAGTTGGAGAAGATTCTTCTGATCAAATCATACAAGACGGTGCATGGCTTGCTGATATAAAAGACAACAACATCTATGAAACGATAGTCATTCCATCTCCACAATTTTATAACGTCACATATGATGTAACGATGTGGACTCAATATACCCAACACATGAATCAGCTGCTAGAACAGCTTGTTTCTTCATTTCTTCCTCAAGCAAATTCATGGAAATTAGATACGCCAAAAGGGTACTGGTTCTTGGCGACGGTAAACAATAATTCTTATGATCCTGAATCAAATTTGGATGAATTGGGCCAAGAAGAAAGAGTCATCAAATATAAATTTACAGTGAATGTTAAAGCCTACATTTTTGCATCACAATATGCAAATGGAGGAGTTCCGATTAAGAGATATGTTTCTTCTCCAATCGTTTCATTTGAAACTAATGTCCTTGGAGGAGTCATTAACAATGAAGTTGGATCTTCAGTCACAAATCCTTTTCTAGGTTCTGATGATCCGACTCTTCCATTGGCTGATGCAGCAAATAGAAGAATAGATCAAAGAAATACAAACGGAACGTTGTTGTATGATCCTAAAGATGCAACGTTATCTGAAGATCCTGCAAGAAGGATGAGAACGCCTCAGACGTATCAATTTGAACCTGTCTATAGAAAAACTCCTAATGGAGGTTATGTTAGGGTCTATCCAGTGAATCAAGCATCTGGAGAATCTGTGATTAAGCCTGCTTCTCAAATAGGATCAACTCCTGCTCCTTTGACTGTTGATGCATTATTAGGCGGATTATCCTACCATATTTCAGGTGAGGATGATTGATTTTTATTTTTTGATTTTTTTTTAATACTTATAAGAGAAGTTTATTTCGCATGAAGGAGCAAGGTAATGGCTGAGCAGGTTTTTAGGTCTCCTGGTTTTTTTGAGAGAGAAATTGAATTAAAAGCACCCCCTGGTGGAGGACCAGTAGGGGTTCCAGCTGGAGTAATTGGTACATCAAATAAGGGACCAGCATTCGTCCCCGTTACAGTCGCTAATTTCAACGAATTCGTTAGCATATTTGGAAATTTAGATCCAAAAAAGTTTGGTCCTTATGCAGTAAACGAGTTTTTAAAGAACAGAACAGCTCTAACGTATATGAGAGTATTAGGCGCTGGAGCAAACAAGACAGCCACGGACATAAGCGCTACTGCTCTTAGCGGAAGAGTGAAAAACGCTGGATTTAAGCTTGAAGGTTCCGTGGCTTCTCATGACGCCAAGGCTAGGCACAACGGAGCAGTTCAATTCTTGGTTGCAGACCATACCCTTCAAGCCAATGAAGCATATGGAATGCCTATGTTTACAGACAATGATTCTAGAACTAGCGCGACAAACGTCAACTTGGTTCGTGGAGTTGTCATGTTGGCTTCCGGTTCAAGAATGATGGTTCTTGATGGCAATCAACAGACTGCTGCATCATTTGCTGGAGCAACAACTGTCGATGATGCTGCGCAAGTAAAGAGTGGAAAATTCAAGTTAATCATTTCTTCTACTTTGGGTTCTTCATTTGCATTTGATGACAAGCTCCCGGGAGTAAAAATCTATACAGCTTCAATGAATCCAGCTAGCGATGATTATGTTGGAAAAGTTTTAAATAGAGATCCAGAAAAATTTGAACAATATCAACATCTTTTATATGCTGATTTTGCAGTTGATGATGAAATTGCTTCAGTAATCAATGATGATTATGTCGCAGTATTGTCCGGTTCTACATTAACAAGCAACGTTTCTGGAGAACCTGCAACCGAGTTTAGAAAAGCATTTGGAGCATTTGATACAAGATTTACTTCTCCAAAAACATCATATTTTATTTCTCAACCATTCGGTGCAACTGAATACGATCTATTCCAAATTGAATCATTGGATGATGGATCTCATGCAAACAGCCTCTATAAGGTTTCAATTGCAAATCTTAAGGTTTCAGAAAATGAAGCATATGAATATGGAACGTTTAATTTACAAATTCGTGATTGGAACGACACGGATTTAAATCCTGCAGTTCTTGAAGAGTTTGTAAATTGTTCTTTAGATCCTGATTCTGACAACTACATCGGCAAGGCGGTCGGCGATCGCAAGGTAACCTATGACTTTGATCAGGATATTCTTTCAGAAAGAAGAATCATAACAAGTGGAAAGTACGCAAACGTTTCAAAATACATAAGAGTTGTTATATCTCAAGACGTAGAAGACAAGAAGATACCAGCTAAATCCTTACCATTCGGATTTAGAGGGCCAGAATTATTAAAGACGAATGATTCTTTGACAGACGGTTCAACATCGGCAAAGAGGTTAACTGGGTTGTTCTCTGATGATGCTGTCGGAATTCTTTCTCAATCAATCTTGCCTCCCATTCCATTTAGATTTAAAGTAACAAAAGGCCCGATGTCATCCCCAGCTTGGGACGGTGATCCAGGACCTCAAGAAGTTGCATCACCTCAATTCTATTGGGGTGTCAAGTTTGAAAGAAATGATGTTCCTCTCAATGCAAATGTTTCTGAAGTTAAGAATCCTCTTCTTGAGAGTTATACAAAATTTAGCGGAATTAAGAAGCTAGATGTTTTAACGACTGGTTCTGGAGCAGATACCTTTAATAACAACAAATTCTCGTTGTCAAAGGTTGCATTCTCTGCAGGAACGATCGCTGGATTAACTGGTACTGTTCGTTCGCATATGAAAGAAGCAGCGTACATTAGAAATGCTAAAGTTGATCCAACGACGTATACGATCAACGATCCATCATTGGGAAATAGAATAACGTTTGCATCATTGTTATCAAATGGTGAAGCCTACGAATTCAACAAGTATTCATCATTCGCTAAGTTCACAACATTCATGCAAGGTGGACTCGACGGATTAAATATCCTTGATCAAGCTGCTGCAAGAATGAATGATAAGGCTACTTCATTTGAAACTCCTCTCGGCGGAGCATCATCAACGTTCGTATCTCCAGGCATGTTGACAAACCTTGCAGGAACAGGTGTTGATAACAATGCAGTAAATTCATACATTACAGCAATCGATGTCATGACTGATCCTTTACAAGTTAACACTAATTTGTTGGCAATCCCTGGAATTCGTGAAGATTATATCACAAACTATGCATCAAAGAAAGTTAGAGACTATGGATTGTCAATGTATGTAATGGATCTTCCAAACTACGATGATAATGATGGTCGTATCTACGATGATTCTACAAACAGAATTAACATAGAGAATACTGCTGCTACGTTTGAAGCTAGGTCTTTCGATAACAATTACGTTTCAACGTATTTCCCGAACGTATATGTTAATGACGCAACAAACAATCGTTATGTCAAAGTTCCAGCATCCGTTGCTGCATTAGGAGCGTTAGGCTTCAACGATAGGGTAGCATATCCGTGGTTTGCTCCAGCAGGATTTAATAGAGCAGCGTTGGACTTCGTCAATAACGTCGAAGTTAGGCTCAACGTTTCTGATAGAGACAGGTTATATGATGCTCGTATAAATCCAATTGCAACATTCCCCAGATTAGGATTTGTTATCTACGGGCAAAAGACTCTTCAAATAAGAAAGTCTGCTCTTGACAGAGTCAATGTTAGACGTTTACTCCTTGAAGTGAAGAGACTTGTCATAAACATTGCAAATAGAATTGTGTTTGAACAAAACACGCCTGCCGTCAGAAACAAGTTCGTAGCTGATGCAGTTCTTCAATTAGGCCTCATTCAAGCACAAGCTGGTATCGAAGCGTACCAAGTTGTAATGAATGAAACAAATAACACTCAAGAGGATGTTGACTTAAATCGTTTGAATGGTAGAATCGTTGTTGTTCCAACAAGAGCTATCGAATTCATTGCAATTGACTTTATCGTCACAAATGCAGGAGTTCAGTTCGTTTGATTCTAAAATTCTTATGTAATTTGATACTTATCAAGCAAGTTGTAGGAGCGAAATAAATGGCACAGCTCAAATTTGGAAGCGCAGGGGTAACGACAAGAGAAATTGATTTAACAGGACCAGTTGAAACATCTCCAACAGGTGTTCCCGCGGGTGTAATAGGCACGTCAGTTAAAGGACCAGCATTTGTTCCTTTGACGTACGGAACGTTAAATGATTTCTTTGCAAAGTTTGGAGAGAGTGATTCTAAAAAATTCGGACCAATGGCAGTAGCAGAGTGGCTTAGAAGAGCAACTGCTGTTACCTATCTCAGGGTCTTAGGCGTAGGTGATGGAAAGAAAAGAGTCTCTAGCGGTCAAACTGCTGGTGATGTAACAAATTCAGGATTCACTGTCGGTGAAGAGCTTCCAGCTTCTGATGGTTCTTTGTCATCAAACACATATGCAAATTCAGGAGGAGTTTTAGGAAGAACATACTTCTTAGGATGCTTTATGTCGGAATCTGCTGGAGCTAGTGCATTTAGCAGCGCAGGTCTACAAGGGCTTGGAAGCGTTAATGGAATAGGAGTAAACACTGCTGTTCCTATCGTCAGAGGCGTCCTTATGGCTCCTTCGGGGGTCGTTTTAAGATTGTCTGCTTCTGCGGTAGGATTAGATTCAAGTAAACCTGGATCTGGTTTGGTCGGTGCAGATTCAAATGCTAAGGGAACTTCACTTGGATCGATCGTTTTAGGGTCTGGTGCAACATCAAAACAAGAGTTTACTTTGCTCTTAAATGGTCACAAAGGAACAGATTCTTCTTATCCGAACGTACTCACAGCATCATTTGATGTGACTGCAGCGAATTATATCAGCAAGGTTCTAAATACAGACCCTTACAAGGTTCAACAAGCAGGACATTATCTCGCAGCTCATTGGGATATTCATCCTACTTTGGCAGCAGTGACCGGTGTCGGAGCGGTTTCAGAGGCACCAGTTAATCAGAGTGAAAGATCAGTATTCTTATTGACATCATCTTTGGCAAGAAACGTTGGATCTTCTACCGTACCAAACTATGAAGGATTTAGAGATAGATTCTCGAATGCCAAGTCTCCTTGGGTAATTTCTCAAAAGTTCGGTGGAACTGCAACGAATCTTTTCAAGCTACATTCTCTTGATTCAGGTGCTGGCATTGCGAACAAGTTTAAGATTTCAATCTATAACATCGCTCCATCATCAGATCCTCTTAACAAATATGGATCATTCAGCCTTGCAATAAGAAGTTTGACGGATACCGATATAGACCAGAAGGTTCTTGAGAGATGGGAAGGCCTTAACTTGGATCCATCATCAGATAGATACATTGCAAAGGTCATCGGTGATGTTAATGCATATTACGACTTTGATAGAGATGATGCAGCTCAAAAGCTTGTGATTGAAGGAAACTATACGCTTAGATCAAGATATGTCAGAGTTGAAGTATCAACTTCAGTTTCAGAACAATCTGTAGATTCAACTGCGCTTCCGATGGGTTTTAGAGGAATTACGCATCTAATAACATCTGGTTCTGCACCTCTCGCAGCGTTGGGAGGAGTTGATGCTTCCGCTTTGAGCGTATCAACATTTACTAATAATACAGTTGAACCTCCTCTTCCGTTTAGAAATCATTTGAATGACGGAACTGGACAACAAACTCAAGTAAATTCAAGATACCATTGGGGTGCTAAGTTTGAGCATATAACAAACTTATCTGAACAAAACAGTTCGGTTTTGCAAGACAAATCATTCAATAGCTTTGCGAAACACTTCCCAGGACATTCAACTTCAAATATCAATTTCGCTGTTGGTGACAACGTTGGTGCTGCAGACACTGTTCAGAATGGTATCATAGATTCTGATAGATTCTGTAACAATGCTTTCACTCTTGAGAACATACAAGTTGTAACAGGATCAAACGGATCTGTTGCTCAAAACGACGATTGGAAGGACGCTACATACGTCAGAAAAGGCGGCATAATCGCGAATGACACGGCAAAGACAAGAGCCGTTAGCGTAAGTGATCTTTCAACCTCTCAAAATAGAAAATTCCTTAAGTTCTCATTCATCATGCAAGGAGGATTTGACGGAGTTAATATCTTCGACAAGGATGAAGCAGAGATTAACAACGCAGCAGTTGTTGCCGATATGAATGATGTAGATAGAGGACGTTCTTCAGGACCAAACGTATCTGCATATCTAAAGGCGCTTGAAGTCATGAAGAATACGACAAACGTAGACATTCAGCTTCTAGCAATACCAGGAATTAGAGCCCCTATCGTTACAGATGAAGCGATTCGTGCGACTGAAGAACGTTTCGATGCTCTATACATCATGGATATTGAGCAGGTTGACAAGGACGGAAACTTGATCAATATTACATCAAACGTTAAGCCTTCAGTAACAGAGACCGTTGCTCAACACAAGGCAAGAAACCTTAATACATCATTCGCTGCTGCATACTTCCCTGATTTGTTGATAAGAGATCCTTCTCTTTCTACAAACTCAGTCATAGTTCCACCATCTGTTGCAGTGATGGGAGCATTGGCATTGAACGATTCTCTTGGATATCCATGGTTTGCCCCAGCAGGATTAACAAGAGGAGAGCTTCCTTCTACCCTTGAAACCAGCATTCAATTGAAAGATGCTGATCTTGACTCCCTATACGATGAAGATATCAATCCTTTATATGCACCAGCTACTGCAACAAGAGGAGGAACAAATCCGAAGGGAGGAGTTGTGGTATGGGGACAGAAGACGATGCTTCAATCTGCTTCAGCTCTTGATAGAATCAACGTAAGACGTCTTCTCATCGACATTCGTCGTCAAGTTCGCGAGATTGCACAAACAATCATCTTCGAACCAAACCGCGAAGCAACCCTTGCAAGGTTCACCGCGGCCGTCACTCCGCGTCTACAAAGAATTCAAGCGCTTGCTGGTCTTGAGAGATTCCGCGTTATCATTGATTCTTCAACGACGACGCAGGCAGATGTTGAGAACAACACTGTGCGTGGCAAGATCTTCTTACAACCCACCAAGACGATCGAGTTCGTATCCTTGGACTTCGTTGTGGCCAACAACCTTCAACAAGTACAATGAAAATAATTGATAAAAATGTTTGATATATTCAAGCATTTTAATATCAAATGAATTTTTAAGGGCTTCTTAATGAGGCCCTTAATTTTTT